GACTCCCTTTAACAGTAACTGAGTTCTAAGAAGATCAGTGAACAAGTTCACGAATCGTGATCTCAGTCTTTGAACAAACTTATAAAATTTAACTTCGTCTCTAGTTATTTCAGCAGATCTTCCCATATTGAATCCGTTGTCACTCTCTAGACGAGATAGAGGAACGTTCAACGCTCGGAATAGTTTTCTTTGTAGGTATTCTACATCTGCCATTTCACCCAAGTTTTGTCCACCATCAAGAGTAGAAATTTCGGTTCCTCTGCCACCCTCACGACGAGGAAGCCAGTAATCTTCAAGCATGTGAAGATGATCTTTATTGTCTCGGATAGCACCTGTAGTTTGATCATAAACCAATTTGTTTCTATATCGGTTCATCAACTCTTTTACATACTGCTCCGCTTTTTGCTTTGGTAAACTACCAACGTCAATGTAAAAGATTCTTCTTTCTGGTGCTCTGGATATTCTGTAGATAACTACAGCATCTTCAATTTGTCTGAGCATGTTTACAGGACGAATTGCTTTCTGTAAATATCCGACTACCTTTTTAGTGCTGCTGTCAACGACACCACTGTGGATATAACAAATTGAATCAGGTGAAATTTTCACGCCGGTTGCACTTGTTGTATATGGTGTCTCTTTATCTGTATTGGTATAAACGAAAAACTCTTCTGTGTCGGTGACTATTGGATATGAAATGTTTTTTACCTGAAGAGGTTTTTTGTTAACTTTTCTTATCTTTTTAATCTTGACGGGATCGATAGGTCTAAGTTCTTTAATCCCTGATTTTGGATTTTCTTTATCTACGATAACATGAAAGAAAAGTTTTCCATCAACATACCATCTTCTGAAAATTTCATATGACTTATTCGAAAAGTCCAACAGTTTAGAAATCTCCACGAATTCTTGGTGGATTTTTCCTTTTATATTTTCAGATAAGTCTGTATTTTCTAGATTCAATTTAACTGGCTTCTTATCAGTTCCTTGAATTATAGAATCATTTACAATATCCTCAATCGCCATATCCACTTCTGGGTATAGTGAAATGGATCTGTAAGTCGCAAGCAACTGGTTTTCGTCACGAAATTCACCGCTGAAGTTGACATAAGACCCCATGAAACCGCCACCGGGGCCTGTCTCCATCAACTGACTGCCGTCATACTCATCGGGAGAAACGAAGGATTCTTGACGGAGATTTTGTAAAATCTCCTCTTCCTTCGGCTTCTTCCCTATGGTAAATCCAAATAAATCAAACGCCATAATATATCTCCTATTAAATCAATTAGGCTATTTCACCGGGTGCTGCTGCTACTGTACCAGCCGGTGGTGCTCCACCAGAATTGGTAGCTTGCAACTCAAAGTTTTCATATTCAACTGTGCAACTAAATTCTACTAGCTGATCAGTAACTCCTGCGTTAAGCTCGACTGGACCTACGCTCGATGGCCAACAATGCTTCAATGTCATTATTTTGATTGGATTTGATCCATCATTAGCTAGGTGTTCTACTGTCCAATCTGGGAAGTTTGTCGCGTCATTTTGATCAAGAGCACCATAGTTGTTGGTAGCATGGTTGTTGATCGCGTTACTCCAGTTATGTAGTCCCTGCCAGACACCACCAGCGCCACCTTCATCGATGACGGTGAATGTCCAAGGAGCATAAACTCTATCGCCGGGGACTTTGAGAATACGTCCACGGAACCCAACTGGAATTGGTGTGATATCAGAAGACGGTAAACTTGCCGCCCTACACAGAACCGTGTTTACCTGACCAACTCCACCGGGAAATGGTAATGTAACTCGGAATCTGTTTGGACGAGTACCGCCTTTAAACTGACCTTTAAATGTTGATAATCTGTTTGGCATTAGTGTTCTCTCCTATTTATCAAAGAACGTCGGCGGTATTTTTGTTGGTGAATCTAAGTTTAACGAAGTTGATGCTCTTAGCTGGCTTCAGATATACATCTGCAACGAACTCGTTTGCATCGACAACCGCAGGTGGGTTGTTAGTTTCATCACAAACTATCCTATACTCAGTCAATCCTCTTTGTGCCTGAACATTATTCAGTACTGAGTTTGCAGCAGTAACGAATCCGGCTCTAGTCACAGTATCGTTTAGCTCGAAGAGGATACCTCTAGCAGCTCTACCTAATACTTTCTTGAGGTAGATAAACAATCTAACAACATTAATTCTACTTAATGATGATGTTGCTGCTCCTCCTGTTTTATCTCCGAAAAGAATAGTACCTTCACCGGGGAATGTTAGAACAACATTAATCTTTTTATCATACATGGTGTCTGCATCGCTACTGGTTGGGTTATCAACTAGACGAAGACTGTTGACAATTCTACCCCTTCTTGTTCCAGCAGGTGAGAACCAAGGCGCGAAATCTCTATCTGTTCTTGACATACAACCTGCAACATCTGCGATGAGCGGAGTCTGTATGGTTCCTTGATCCTCTTCGTTTGTACCGAACGCTAAGAAAGCCTTCTTACCATAAACGGTAACTGAGTATTCATCAGGACCAATGTTTTTGGTAGAAGTACCAGTTCTGTCGGTATATTCATACAAACCAATGTGATCATATCTTCTTAGAGCACCAACGGAAGCTACGTATGTACCCTGTGCAGCAGATGCACCACGAACACACATAACTGCGTCGATATCAATTAGAGATTGATCTCTGAATGGACCCGATGTTATACCAAATCCAACATATCCGAGAACAGCTTCTCCACCATACTGCAAGAAGTTGTGGACGGTCCACCATCCATCCTGCCACGCTCCAGTTGGTCCGTTCGGCCATCTACCAGTCCCGTCTGGACCCAGAGTTCCCTCTGCTACCAGAAGATCTGTTAGAGCGTCACTTCCGTCATCACCGCCTGGGAGGAGGTGCGAGGCGAGTGTTTTATTTGGGTTAGGATCTTCGCTTAGAATAGGAATGTTAGGTCTACTTGAAATTCCTGTTCTCAAAGAACCAGTTTCAGTACCACTCTTGTTTGCCGGACCCTTACCAGCGACTCCAAAGTCCACTCCGGGGGCAGGGAAAGTGTTGGTTCCGAATGCGGGATTTGCATTTCTCTGTAGAAGTCTACCCCACCAGTCATTTAAGTCTCGTACTTGGAGATAGCCTCTGTTATATTCGAATGTGGTTCCGATCGCAGCAATTAAGTCTTGAGTAGAACCCCTAAGATCGGATTCAACGATAAAACCACATCTAAATGGTGCGCTTGCTTCTGAATCAGAAATTAAAAATGACTCATCATCGATCTGTATGGTAACTTTTGGTTGTCCTGTTGGCATTATTTTAATTCCCTTGATTGTTTGCTCATAGCAATAGAGATTTCAGTACTATTTATCATTTTGTGATTTTCCGAATCAAGCTTTCTGCCATACGTCATCACCATCCCACTCAATATCATCATCAGATAAAGATGTAAAACCAAAAGGTATTGTTTCTTCTTCGATTCTATCGATTTCATCGGAATAAACATCCAATCTAACATCTGTGTCAGTGAGATTTTTGAAGTAATCCTGTCTTGTCAACCACCCAAATAAAACCAAACACATTGCTAAGTCATCTGTGTGTCCATCATCAGCTTCATATGACTGACCTTTTGCTACAAAAGTATATAATTCTCCAATGACATCACTATCTTCTATTATTAATTTATCATTTTCAACCAAACTCTTTAAAACAGAACAACCCAATTTCTTCACTGGAGTCGTGGTTCTCACACCCCTTTGTGTCTGAGATCCACCAAAGCCACCACTGATGGTTTGTCCTGCTCTTCCTCTATATGAAGTGAATAATATATTCTCATACTCAAGATCTTCATGTAGAACATCAGCAACCTGAGCACCTATATCGTTTATTTCTATCAAAGCAAAAGCCTGATTGTACTTTTCGGCTACTGATTTCACTACAGTGGGGAGAACCATGGGGGAAATTAAATTGTTTCTGAACTTCGCAACCAATTTATATGGTGTCTCTGTTATGTCTATTACAGTAAATGCGCTGTAGTCTTTTCCCTGTCCTCTAGAGGTATCAACACATACAACATAAATGTGATCTTCTTTGGCACCTTCATAAATGTCAAGACCATCATTATTTTTTATTTGTGGAGAATTCCAAGCCAATGTGTGCAGTTTAGAAGATGATATTAATGTATTAGTAGATCCAATGAAATCGCACTCAAATTCAGTCTGGAACTGTTGTTCGCTGGTGTTGTTTATTTGTTGTTGTTTCCATTCCTCGTCTCTGAGAGGACCGCCAGGAAATTTAGGAACTTGAGTCCAATGAACTTCCACTGGAGCATATTCATTTTTTCCAGCTTCACCAATCTTTTTTGTTGCACCTTTCCAGTAATAATAGAACATATTCAATCCATTTGGGGTAGAAACCATTAAAACTTTGGTTGTTTGTCCAGATGTGATTGTAGGATAAACGGAGCTAAAGAATTCTTCTGCGATATTATTCGGAACGTGAGCAAATTCGTCTAAGAAAATCATGTTGAATGAACCACCACGAACAGCGGATGCCGATGTAGACGAAGCTAGGATCTTTGATCCATTTTCTAATTGAATACTGCCCTTATTCCATTCTACGATTCCTTGCTGCAACCAAAGAGGTAAATATTCATATGCTAGTTTTAATCTGTGTAAAATTTCTCTTGCAGTTGCCTGTTTGTTAGCAAGCACTGCAACATTCATGCTCTGATTAAACAAAACATAATGTAGAATATAAGAAATCATAGTGGTAGATTTACCAGACTGTCTGGGTAGTTTTGCTATGACAAATCGATTATTGTGGACGGTATTTACAATATCCTCTTGGTATTCATATAAACCAAAAGGAACAAGTCCTTCATCCAGAGATACGATTTTTATATACTTCTTGATAAAATAAATCGGATCTTTAGCACATTTCATGTACTCTTTTACTTGTTCTTCAGTAAAAGGAACTTCTACACCAGAAGCTTTTAGATTTGAGTTACCAAGATATCCTTCACGTTTGCTTGTCATCAATTATCTCCGCATCTATAACGTCACCATTAACAATTTTTTTTCTACTTCTATCTGTGTTTATCAGATCCTGCAAATCTGAGGTTGATCCAACATATATTGCATTATTGGTAGTATTATTTGTTACTTTAGAATCTTCTTGTGTTATCTTTTTCATCTGATCATGCATGGTTAATAGATCTTTGTTCATTTCAGATACTGTTTTTAGTATTTGTGAAACCACTTCATATGCCCGAGGCGCATCTCCTTCCTGTGCGACCCGCAATATCCCCTCAATAGCTTCAGATCCAGTTGAAATAAGACCTTTTAAGTTAGATCTAACTTCGCTATAATCTTTTTCTAGATCGTTTGATCTCTGTAATGTTCTATCTTCTTTTGACCTAGTGATAGATTTTACTTCAGGTTTTGCTTTTACTATGTCTTTATCACCCGATGCTTCAAAGACAGTATCTAATTCATTTGATAAATTTTCTTTATAATCACTCGACATAAATTATAGGTCCTCTGCTATAGTCAGCGGTTGATCCAGTTACCTCTGCACGAACTATGAAATCTGCAATATCTGATGTAGCACCAACTATATCAAACATGTTTACGTTGGATTTTACAATGATCTTACCTTCATCTATTCGTTGATATATCGATGTTTTACAAGTGAATGTCAAGGTAGAAATTATAGCTCTTCTTGTAGAAAAATCACCTTCATATTCTTCTTGCATCGATACATCATTAAGAACTATGGGAACATCCAAACTTTCGTTTAGTTCATTTAATTTTATAGAAACTATAAACTCTGGACTAAAATATGGAACAATTTGTTCTACAATTTGTAAATTATCGTCGATGTTTCTAGTAAACACATATAGATTAAATGACAAGTTGAAAGGAGACTCAGAGAAAGAACTAAAACTATTTTTTCCCGGCTCTCTTTTTATTATCTTATTTAACTTATTTATTTTTCTGGAAGCATCATACTGAATACCTGTCATATCAAAACCAAGTCTAGGAAGGGTTATCATATTTTTTGGTGGATCTGTTATGCTACTCTGTTCTTCCAACCGTCTAATAAACTTTTCTTTAGGTCCATAAGTTAGGGGAACTCTGATTCTTTGAACTTCGTCACCATTCTTATCTTTTCTGGCGATATGAATATCGTTAAAAAGAGAACCAAACCCAACCACTATTTTACGAATTGATTCGTTATAGAAATATCTAAACATTATAGGTTACCCTCAGAGAATGGATCAATTTCAGTAAAGTCAAATATGTCTTCTAAATCTGCTTGTATTTCAATCCCCAACCCATCACCAGCAATACCGTTTGAAGAGTTATCTTTCTCTATCGTTACGTTGGTAGAGCCTAAGTATTGAATCTTTCTAGTAACTCCACTAGAAACGCCTATTAGGTATTCGCCAGCATCCACTCGTATTCCACCTGCTGTAGAACCAATAAGGATCTTGTTATTAAATGCATTCCAATCATATACAACTCCTGTACCACTAGCGTTAAATATACCACCACCAGAGCCTCCTATCTGAGTTGGTTGATATATCGTCTCACCCAACTGATACGATCCTCCTGATGGACCAGCTTCAGTATTATCCATGTAAGCTTCGAATGCAAAATCTTTTCTGTCAGTTTCTAGTTTATCTATGTCACTGACACCAGTTTCAAACTCTTCATGTGAGTAAGTGAACAGATCACAATCAAGTGCGTATGTGTAGAGTTTTCCTAATTGATAAAACGGATTCTCGTGTTCGACAAAATTAATTTCAAATATACCACCACTGAGAGGAAAATAAATTAAATCTCCTTCTTTGGGTCTCTCTATACTGACATCTTGTGTTGAGACTTCTTGTTCGAATCTTTTTCTTGATATTAAAAGACGAACCTTATCCCGTACCTCAACTCCAAACTTACTAATAATATCTCCTTCACCCTCAAATCCATCTATGGATAGAATATACATTTCAAATTCATATGCATTTCTGAACACGTTAGTTGGATCTTCACCGAACAGATCGTCTTTATTTACTTTAGATCTGGGGATATAATACATGTCCCTACCCATCGATTTGATTGTTTCGATAGTTAGGTCTTCAATGAGCGTCTGCTCATTATTATTATCTTTGAAGAATGGATTTTGTGCCATTTACTACCCTGTGTAAAAATCAACCGGAAGTTCGTACTCTGATCTAACCTCTACTTCTATCCGATCTATTTCTTCTTGTGCTTCTCTCATGATCTCACCACCACGGAGAGAAACTCCGCCTGGTAACTGGACACCATCATATTTTGATAAATTTGAACCCCACTGTCTTTTTATAAGAGCGGTTGTATATTTTTTAAGCAAACGATCATCAAATATTTCTGTGAACGTAATTGGGTTTAACTTAACATATGTTTGTATGATTAAGAACATACCAGACTTCATTTCAGCTTCCCAATTTGTATCAATGTGAAGTCTATTTGTTACTTTGTTAAATCTAACCGCCTTTTCTGGTTGGAACATATCTTCGATTAGATTGATGTATCGTTTAGTGCTGTCATATGAAGCAAGTCCTTGCGACACAGCACCAACTAAACCTCTATTGATACCAAAGTAATCAGATAGGGCCAATTGATATCTTACATCAAACATGTTGATGTTTGCAAATTGTCCGAATTGAAATACTTTGGTTACAGTGACAATATCGCGTCCTGTTGGACCGTCCCCAGTTGGACCGTTAACAGCACCCATTGAATTTGTATCGATATACTTGTTTGCTATATCTTCGTCCGTAACTTGATAGGCAAAGAAAGCTTTTTCTACGCCATCAAAATGTCGTTCAGCAAATAGCTGCAAAGCATCGTCCACACGATCCTCTGCTTGTTGCCAATCTACATTAATTTCTATTACAGGTGAACCTAATCGCCTAAAAGAATAATCAATTAAAGTTTCTCTTGAATTTGGAGCAGCCATATACAGACCTCCTCTGGTCTATTTATATATGGTTTATCTCCAGATCCTATTCTTCTTCTAAAAGTTCTATATCTTCTGGTGTTGTAACCTTAGTACGAAGCAATTCTTTATAATCCATATTTTCGATATAATATCTTCTTGTTATGGGAGATACTGCTTCCTCTGGATCACTTGGTTTGTAATTTGTGAATCCTGGCATACTAAGAGGACAATTTAATTTAGGGTAGTCTAACTTACTATATTCTTCATTTTCAGCTAGTAGCCAAGTTCTGGAACTGTCTCCACAACCACACCCACCACAGAAATACTTACCTTCGGTTTTACTGTCCTGTAGGTGTTCACAAGGAGGAAGTTCTCCACCTACGTGTTGATTACCAAAGCAACCTAGAACTCTAAGCTGCTTAGTGGGTTGAGTGGTTTTTTTATTGGTCAGTCCCCTTGAAGCCACGGAAGTTGCGAAACTCTGGACTAATCCTAAATTTTTTCGGATCGTTGTCTTGGTTCCGTCTGGACTGTCCACTGCTTCTACTCTGAACTTGTTCTCTACTTTTTCGTTGTTTTTTTTTGAACAACCACAATCTTTTTTATCACTCATCAATGACTCCTATGGTAAATAAATTCTTCTGATAGGTCTTATTTTATTAAACTCGTAATGATCACATAACTTAACGTAATACGAACCTGCGGCACTTCTATTAAATTGTACACCATAATTATATGAACTTCCATTCATTTCTCTAAAATTATTTATGTGTGCCAAAGAAGAGGAAATATAGTTACCCTTCATCGATTTAAATCTTATATCACTTGCCTTAGATCTACCATATTCTCTTATTAGATTCCTTTGTATTGTGCTCTCTATATCAAGATCATATTTCTTATCAGCGATAAAAAGAAGCTCATAAAAAGATGGGATGTACCAATCTCTATGCCCATTTTTTTTATAATCTTTAAACTTTTTAAATATTCTATACTTAGGAACAGAAACTGACATTCCATCACCATAAGTATTTTTATGCCCATCAGTAACAGATGTATTATAGCTTATGAAGTTTTCTGATTTATTTCTGTAGTTTAATTTAGAAACAAGACCATATTCATCTTTACCTGGCATAGTAGGATCAGGAAGAAAGAAGTCTTCGGTACATACAATCAACAACCACTTTCTTGTTTGACGTTCATTTATTTTTGGAATTTCAGTTCCATATGAAGACATAAAATTATCTGGTGATGTGTAATCAAAAACACCAGCGACAACTCCCCCACCATATTTTTTACCAGTGGCTTTATTGATGTGAATTTTTTCATTGTTTACTGTAATATAATCAGAGTTGAGTTTTTTGGGTACTCTTTTTTCACCTAAGATTACTTTTTTTACTTCTAAGTCAGATGATTTGCTAGCCATTAGCCGTCCTCCCCTTGGTCATCTACACCACAGTAACTACAGTTGCATGGACCATTGCAGTTGTTTTGGAATGGATCTATCCATTCCCCAGCCTGCAATAAGCATTCTTCTTGAGTTAAATATTCAGTACAACCACCCTCTACATCATCATCACAACAAGCACTGACTATTTCGTCATAACCAAGCAAACTCCAAATATCACACTCCACAGAAGCTTGTCCAAAGATAGAATAATTGCAAACGCTTCCGTCTTTATAGAATATACTTCCATATGGAGGTCTTACTAATAAAGCACAATCCTCTGTGGTGCATACGTTAGAACATTGAAGTCCGATTACTTCTCCGTTTTCAGCAGTCCCGGTTTCATAGTGACAACAAGCTTTGGGGAATCGTACATCTTCAGTTCCAAAACCACACAAAGTAGATGAGTTATTAAAAGTCTCACATGGAAACGGATACCAATTTCCACCCTTTTCATTGCAGCCGCACTGAGTGGTTGCAGTCAAACCTAGTTGGTATTTTTGTGAATATTCTGAGTATGTGTCATTTACTATAGAACCCAACAAATTATCTTTCTCATCTTCACTTAAATGACTACATGCACAACAACATCCTGTCCTACCAATTTGAGGACAAGTGACTTCACTTAAATCATCTGCCCCACGGAACAGTCCTTTTTGAACTGCACATTCAACATAGGAAGCCATTATCTTACTTCCATCAGGAAGACAGCATCCTCCAGTCAAACCATCATACTCTCCGTGTGCTATTACTGTTGGTATTCTAGATCTAAAGGTTGTAGTTGCCATTTATTGTCAACACCTTTCGTATTCTAAACATGGATCGAAGCCGAGTGTAGTATCATAACCACACGCCACATCAGTACATATACTTGTTCCTCCGACAGGAATCTTCACTCTATATGAGGTTGAATAATATTCCCAAGGATCGATGATATCTGGTAACTGTGTGTAATCAAATCCAGTTCCGTATGGATCTTCGGTAGAACTCAATAACCCCTCCCCGGCTGGACCGGGTGAACACCATGAACACAGTCCTTGACTTCTCTTAGGATCACTTGGGATTGCGGGTGTCGCCGGGGGCCCATTGGATTCTAATTTACATGGTTTCCAGAAACACTGTGGCCCACCCGGTGAATTCCCCGGAGTCACTGCGTCTCTATCAATTTCATTACAAACTTTACCACTCATGCAGTATCCTCTTGGATCTCCACCTAAAATATAGGTACATCCATTACCACATCTCAGTCCATCACAGAACCCATCTCCGGGAGCATCGGGATCGCTCCCCGGATTGTTGGTTAGATTATCTACCTCATCCCTTCCATCTGAGTAACCACAAACGCAGTTTTTATAACATATATCTTGGTTTGTTGGATCGTGATCACCTTCTTGGTTCCACTCACCTTCATCAGATCTATGAAGACAAAGATTGTCCTTATATCCTTCTGCGTCACAGTCACTCGTATTCATAACTGGACACATCATACATTCTTGAAGTTCTTCCAGAATATCAAGAGGATTTCTTAGTGGTTCGTTGTCGTCACAACCACCAGCAGCAGAATCTTCGTTGGCACATCTAGTGCTTTGTCCTGAGGCATTAAAGTGTCCTGTACAAATTGCTTCCTTACATTCAGGAGAAAGGCTCTTGTATGGTGGAGTTTCCGGGAACATTATATCAAGAACTTCCTCAACCACCTGTTTTCTCTGGTCGAAGGTGATCGCTGAGAGGCATAGACAACCGTAACAACCTACTCCGCCAATCTTTGGACCCAACTCACTACAACCTCCGTCATTCCCAACACCGAGAAGAGCTGCTTCCAAAAGACTCTTTAAGAGTGCTTTGGCTCGTTGTTGTGCCTTATAAATTGGTTCCGCTATGTGACCACATGCTTCAGACTTTTCGTTATTGGGAACGAATGGTTGATTGAGAACTGCGTCCTGTAAAATGTTTTCTGGATCGCACTGACATGTTCCGTCGATACATTTCAGATTACCCGGACATGGTGTGCTTTCATCACACGAATCTCCGATTCCATTCGATGGATCCAATGTCGGATCGACAGGATTACCATTAGCGTCGAGCGGATTGCCATTACACCGACTTCCCCCGAACTGTCTACTACATGCGCTTTCGCCTGTTTGAGGATCTACGGGTTCCTTTGGATTCTGCGCTTCGCCACAACATTCTTCGGTTGCTACAGGACCTCCTCCAACATCACCATCACAAGGTTGTTGACAGTCTGGGTTGGGATTCTTTTTCATTGTAGTTCTGGTTCTGCCATCATCGGTCGGACCACCACCACAATATACGTTATCAGGTTTAACTTCACCTGAAGGATCCGGTGGTTTCCCTAAAGACATATCTATAACATCGTCTGATAGAAAACGACATGATCTACAAGTGTAGCAAAGATCTAAATCTTCAACTTTACCGTCAAAAGCTTCTTTGAATTCTGGATCCGATCCAGCAGGGTTGTTTCCTGGTCTTGTGTCACACTGACTCCTACAAGCACATACCATTTTATGTATTAAACCATCAGCACAATCGCCACCATCGTTGCAATTTGCTCCTTCTTGAGCATTTACATCACAATCAGTATGACACAAACCTTGGTTTGCATCTGGACAGAGACAATTAGTTTCACAAGGCTCACCATTCGCACAAAACGCAGCACACAGTTCTCTAGCTTTATCGGTGGTGATTCTTAGACATGCATCATTCTCACAATTAGCAGCATCAGGGCCTGATATGCAATTTCCATTACAACATACTTGTCCGTCTGGACATCCTTCTGGACAGCTCTTCTCAGGATCGCCGCCAATTTCCCAGCCCTGATTTCTCAGTTCTTTCATACATGCACAGTTAGGGGCGCACCACTCTTCTTGCTCGATCTCAGGAGCGCATCCACCTGATCCACTAGGTTCTCCACGATCTTTGCACTTCTTGACTGCATCGAGTGCATCAAGTGCTGCATCTACTGCATCCCTTATCTTAC